CCTGCACCCCCCCTTGCCATCCTTTGCCGCCCCACGTAAAATTTTGCAAAATTTGGGGAAAAGCAAATGGCGGGCAGAGCGTTAAAAAAGCGCATACTAAGCGATGTGGCCAAGCGCGGTGGCATAGACTACATAACGGACAAGGTTGCATCAGGCGTGACTTTGGCCAAGCTTGCGGAAGAATATAATTGCAGCAGATCTTACCTAAGCGCGGCCATTAATTCTGTGCCGGATTATCGAGAGGCTTTGGAGCGCGCTAGAAAAGACAGCGCAGATGCTTTTGTTGAGGAAGGCTTGGCCATATTGGATGATCTTACGCACAAGCCTGACCTATCATCGACTGATGTTAGCTTGGCGCGGGAGCGTGTTCATCATCGCCGGTTTATGGCGGGTTCTGCGAACGCTGACAGGTACGGCACAAAGCCTTCGGCTCAGGTGACGATTAGCTTGGGCGACATGCATTTGGATGCGCTGCGTAAGAATAGGTCAAGCATTATTGACGTTACGCCGGAGCCAGACAATGAGTGAAGCACAGGCAAAACTGATGAAGGATTTTGTGACGCGGTACGCGCAAGATCCTGTGCGTTTTGTTAGGGAGATGCTTGGCGCTGAGCCGCTGCCATATCAGGCAGAGTTTTTGCAAGCCATTGCGGCTGGCGAGCGCAAGATTAGCGTAAGGTCTGGTCATGGCACGGGAAAGTCCACATCCGCGTCTTGGGCCATGCTTTGGTTTTTGTTGCTGCGGTTCCCGAATAAGGTTGTTGTGACTGCGCCAACCAGCGGCCAGCTTTTTGATGCGCTTTTTGCCGAGCTTAAACGTTGGATAAATGAGCTGCCTAAAGAAATATCGCAGCTGCTTACTGTGAAATCGGATCGCGTTGAGCTTGCTGCTGCTGCATCAGAAGCGTTTATATCGGCCCGTACCAGCCGTGCAGAAACGCCGGAGGCGCTGGCTGGCGTTCACTCAGAGCATGTTTTGCTGGTTGTTGACGAGGCCAGCGGTGTGCCTGAGAAGGTGTTTGAGGCTGCTGCTGGATCAATGTCGGGCCACAACGCGACCACAATACTTTTATCTAACCCGACCAGATCCAGCGGAACGTTTTACGAAAGCCAGACAAAGATGGCATCTAGCTGGTGGACGCGTCGTTGGTCATGCGTGGATAGCCCGCTGGTGTCGGAAGAGTTTGTTGACGAGATGCGCGTGAGATACGGCGAACAATCTAACGCGTTTTTGATAAGGGTCATGGGTGATTTTCCTCTTGCCGACGATGATACGATTGTGCCGTATCATTTGGTGGAGAGTGCTATGAAGCGTGATATTGAGCTTGCGCCGAATGCGAAGACTGTGTGGGCCATAGATCCGGCAAGATTTGGTAGCGATAGGACAGCGTTTTGCAAGCGCGAGTCTAACGTTATAACGGAAGTTAAGTCGTGGCAGGGTTTGGATCTGATGCAGACCGTGGGCAGGGTTATGGCTGAGTATGAAGCGTTGCCGCCCAGCCAGCAGCCTGATGAAATACTTGTGGATAGCATTGGCGTTGGCGCTGGTGTGGTTGATAGGTTGCGTGAGCTAGGCGCGCCTGTGCGTGGTGTGAATGTTGCCGAGGCTCCCAGCATGGGCGAGACGTATAATAATTTGCGTACTGAGCTGTGGTTTAAGACAAAGGCGTGGCTAGAGGATCGTTCGTGCAAGCTGCCGGAAGATGATGACTTGCGGGCTGATCTAACTGCCATACGGTATAGCTTTACCTCGTCCGGCAAAATGCAAGCTGAGAGCAAGGACAGCATGCGTAAGCGTGGCTTGCGTTCGCCGGATTTAGCTGATGCTGTTTGCTTAACTATGGCGTCAGATGCGGCAACGGCATTGTCAGGCCCGATGATGTCTTGGCGTGGCGCGATACGCAGAAACTTGCGCGGTATAGCCTAATCTTGCTCAATATGTTACGCTGCGCGTAATTTGTGGAGATTACGATGCCCAAAGTTGGATCGAAGCACTACGCATATACGCCTAAAGGTATGGCGAAAGCCAAGGCCGCTGCCAAGAAGTCTGGCAAGAAGGTGTCATACGCGAAGAAGAAGAAGAAGTGATGTGGACGGCGCTGCTTCTGCTTTGCAGCGTCGAGGGTAATTGCTTTTCGTTTGGCAGCCCTGTGATGCAGAGCGAGAGCCAATGCATACAGTCCATACCGAGCGGGCTGGAATACGCGCGGCAGATGTTTCCTGCGTATCGCGCAACAGATTATCAATGCGTCCAGTGGGGCGAAGGAGCATAGAATGCCGAAGAAGGGTTTGTACGCTAATATCCACGCGAAGCGTAAGCGCATTGCTGCTGGGTCTGGCGAAAGGATGCGCAAGGTAGGCAGCAAAGGCGCGCCTACCGCGAAGGCGTTTAAAAAATCAGCTAAGACAGCAAAGAAGAAATAGCATGGCAGATAAATTTCTAGACTTCATTGATATGATCGACGGCGGTGGCGCTGGCAAGTTCGGCAAAGAGTTTGAGGGCGGCGGTATATTTTCTGTGCTGGCCAATGCTCTTGCAACGCCATATGGGTCAGAAGATAAAGAGCGTATGCGCAAATTGCGTCAAATGCGTGGCTTGCTTGCGCCGGACGAAAGCATCGCGCCAAAAGCTGCCCCGCGCCCAACAGTGACGCGCGGCGGCGGGGCTGGTCGAGCGCAAGTTAGACCGCAAGCGCGGCCCTCGCAGAGCATGCCGTTTGGCAGCACGCCTGTTGGTGGTGGTATGCCAGCCGCGCCGAGTATGACGTTTGGTAATATCCCTGTTGGCGGTGGTATGCCTGCTGCACCTACAGCTTCACAAGGGCCAAGCCCGCAAGCTGGCATTCCTATGCCGATGGGCAGACCTAGCCCACAAGAAGGCATGCCTATTCCTTCTGGCGCAGATCCAGAGTTTGCGCAATTTATGGAGCGTGCAAAGCAAGACCCTATGATGTATCAGTTTATCGATAACGCAGATGTGATGCGCAACATATTTAAGATGTATAAGCAGCAGCTTTCAACGGGCAGAATGTACTAATGCCCCGCACCAAGTCAGAGAAAATAGCAGCAGCCAAGAAGCGCCACGGGTTTTCTGCGGTAAATAAACCTAGACGTGGCGGGCCAAAGAAGTTTGAGGTGCTTGCTGTTGAGGGCGACACTGTAAAGAAAATTAACTTTGGCGATCCTAATATGTCTATCAAGAAGGATCAGCCCAAGCGCAAGGCATCATACTGCGCAAGGTCGGGTGGGATTAAGGGTAAGTCAAGCAAACTAAGCGCCAACTACTGGTCGCGCAAAGCATGGGATTGTTAGATGGCAATTACAACATACGCAGAGCTGCAATCCAGCATAGGCGACTTCCTTGACCGCGATGACCTGACGAGCGTCATCCCGACGTTTATTTCGCTGGCCGAGGCAGACATGAATCGCCAGATACGCCACTGGCGTCAGGAGAAGCGCGCCACGGCCAACATCGATACGCAGTATAGCGCCGTGCCGTCTGACTTCTACGAGGTTATACGGATGTATATTACCTCCGGCAACACGCAGCCGCTTGAGCTTATGAGCCAGTTTCAGCTTTTGGAGCGCAAGCAGCGCACGGCCAACGCAACATATGAGCCACGCTACTACGCGATCACGGCGGGCGAGATTGAGGTGTTTCCCGTTCCCGATGGCACATATGCGACGGAGCTATATTACTACGCCAAGATCGGCGCGCTGTCCGACAGCAACACGTCTAACTGGCTGTTGGAATACTTCCCCGACGCGTATTTGTATGGCGCTCTATCGCATTCTGCGCCGTATCTAAAAGACGATGCGCGCCTGCAAGTGTGGTCATCTTTGTATGCGAACGCGATTGGTGGTATAAACGCAAACAATGATAAAGCGAAATTCGGCGGGTCTGGTCGCCGCATGAAGATAAAGGCGTATTGAGATGAGCTTCACCAACACCTTCGAGACAACCGTTCTAACATGGTCGTTTACCACCAACAGCGCGACACGCCCGACCGAGTGGCACACCGCGCTATACACTGTTGCGCCTGACGATACTGGCGGCGGCACAGAGGTATCTGGCGGGGGTTACGCGCGCCAAGCCACGGCGTTCACCGTGTCAGGCAACACCGCGTCAAACACATCCGCTGAAGAATGGCCTGTCGCCACGGCAGGATATGGCACCGTTGTTGCTGTGGGGATCTTCGACGCGTCATCTGGCGGCAATCTGCTGGCCTACGCCAACCTGACCGCCAATAAGACGATTGACACGGGCGACGTGTTCCGCATTCCTGCGGGCGATCTCGACATCACGCTAGACTAATGACGTATCGCAGCGGCTACGGGCGAAGCACCTACGGCAGCTACAATTACGGCTTGGACGGCGCTATTATTGGCGCCGCCTCCATTGTTGCCGTCACGTCTGCCACCGCCGCTGCGTCTGTGCGCGTTCGTGGCGCGGCGTCGATCATTGAGACGGTTACGACTACCGCGTCTGCTGCTGATCGCGTTCGAGAGGGCAGCGCCACCATTGCCGTCGCCGCATCTGTTGCCGCGTCTGCCACGCGCGTCAGGGAGGCGTCTGCCACGATTGCGGCGTCTGCCAGCGTTACGGCTGCGGCCGAGCGCGTGCATATTGGCTCCGCGTCCATATCCGCTGCTGCATCTGTTGTTGCGTCTGGTCTGAGGGTTCGTGATGGCGCTGCTGCGATTGCTGTGCAGGCGTCCACAGCGGCAAGCGCCGTTGCGATATTCGAGGACAGCGCCACCGCTGCCTGCGTAGCAACTACGACGGCCACATGCAACCGCGTGCAGAGTGACAGCGCGACCATCGTGTGCGCGGCGTCTGTGGTCGCAAATGGTCGTAAGAAGTGGGAGCCTGAGCCTGACACGCCTGAGACGTGGACGCCTGTTGCGGAAAACAGCAAAACGTGGCAAGATGCAGGCAGCACGCCAGAAAGCTGGTCGGCTGTATCCCCCACATCGACGGATTGGACACCGGCATCAGCTTCAAGCGAAACTTGGGCCGATGCGGCATAGGAGAATGACATGGCAGATACGACAACAACGGCATATGGCTTAACGAAGCCAGAGGTAGGCGCGTCAGAGGATACGTGGGGAACGAAGATCAACACAGACTTCGACAGTCTCGACACGATTATCAACGCGATCGGCGGTAAGACCGCTGCCGGAACACTGTCGTATGCAGATAGCGCGAAGCTGGTTACAACGTCGGGCGGGGTGACAGTCACCGGTTTAACGACAACGACTGACCTAACAGCCACAGGCACGACAACCTTAGCTGGCGCTAGTACATCCGCAGATATTACGTTTGGCGACAGCGACAAAGCCATCTTCGGCGCTGGGTCTGACCTACAGATTTACCATGATGGGTCGGATAGTATTATTTACGATGGCGGCACAGGTAATTTAAAGCTGTTAGGCACAAATGTTGTCATAAACAACTCTGGCAATACTGCGAATATCGCAACTTTCAATGACGGCTCTGATGTAAGATTGTTTTACAACGGCTCTCTTAAACTCGCCACCACCAGCACAGGTGTAGACATCACTGGAAATGCTACCTTCGCTGATAATGGTAAAGCCATCTTTGGCGCTGGGTCTGACCTACAGATTTACCATAGTGGTGCAGGTAGTTTTATATCTGAAGCTGGAACTGGAAACTTGTTTATAGAAGGTTCTAGTGAGATTAACTTTAGGAACACAGCACAAACAGCCTACTTAATGCGTTTGGCCGATGGTGGTGATGTAAGACTTTATTATGCAGGATCACCCAAACTCGCCACCACCAGCACAGGTGTAGACATCACTGGGACTTTGACCAGCGATAACTTGCAGATAGAAGCAAGCACATCTGATCGTGGACTTTACTGGAAGCGTTCAAGTGACAACTGGACTAATGCTGAAATCCGTGTTGAGTACAATGCGGACTATGGCGGTAGTATGGTGTTTGGCACTAGTCCCACAGGTGCATTAACTACAAGCAACACTGATCGTTTAAAGATTTCCAACAACGGCGACATCAGCTTCTACGAGGACACAGGCACCACGCCAAAGTTCTTCTGGGATGCGAGTGCTGAGAACTTGGGGATTGGTACGAGTTCGCCCGCACTTACGCTAGATGTTACTAGAGATGCAACAACTGGCTTTTCTGGTACGGCATATCGTGTGGCAAGATTTCATAGCAGTACTGCCGCCGCATCAGATCAGCCTGGTATTATTCTTGGGTATGACACATCGGGTGCAGGTGTTATTGCCGCAGATACACAAACATTGGGCCAACCGATTGCGTTCTGGACATACAACGGTTTTGCTTGGGCAGAACGCATGCGCATCGACAGCAGCGGTAACTTGCTGGTGGGTAAGACGAGTGCAGACTTTGGTGCTACAGCGGGTGCGGAAACAAGGCCAGATGGGCGTATTGCTGCTGGCAGAGCAGGTGAAACCCTTGTTTTAAACCGCCTAACATCTGACGGCCCGATAGCCTTGTTCCGCAAAGACGGCACCACTGTGGGGAGTATTGGGTCAGCTAGTGGTGCAACCACTTATATTGATGGTGGGTCACAGTTTGCAGGTCTACAATTTGGCGGTGACGGATCAAGTGAGGGGCGTATAACTCCACGCAGGAATGGCGCATCTGCTGATGCTGCAACGGATTTAGGTACATCTTCACTGCGCTTCAAAGACATCCACCTCAGTGGCAGCGTGTACGCAGACTTAATACGCCATAAAGATGATACAGATACTTATATTCAATGGCCTGGAAACAACACTCTTGCGTTTAATACTGGCGCTTCAGAACGCATGCGCATCGACAGCAGCGGTAACTTGCTGGTGGGGACTACTGATAGCAATGTTGCAAACCAAACAGGCACAACTCAAGGTGTACGCATCGCTGGTGCGCAGAACATCCAAGTTGCTAGCACAGGTTTATCGGCCTACTTCAACAAACTAGATACGGATGGCGATATTGTTGAGTTCCGCAAAAGCGGCGCACCTGTGGGGAGTATTGGGACTTCTGGTGGTCGTGTTTACTTTGCAGATGATGCAACTAACGGAATTACATTTAGCAGTTCCTCTGCGATTATGTGGCCCTCAAACTCATCTGGTGGTGTTGTAGATGACACTATGGATATAGGTAGCTCTAGCTATCGCTTCGACGACATATACGCCACCAACGGCACTATCCAAACATCTGACCGCAACGAAAAGCAAGACATCGCAGAGCTATCTGATGCAGAGCAACGTGTTGCTGTAGCTGCCAAGGGGTTGCTGCGTAAGTTCCGCTGGAAGGATAGAGTAGCTGAGAAAGGCGATGAAGCCAGAACGCACTTTGGTATCATTGCACAAGACCTACAAGCGGCATTTGTGGCTGAAGGATTAGACGCTGGTGACTATGCCATGTTTATCTCAAGCACATGGACTGACGAAGAAACTGGCGAAGAACGTACACGCATGGGTGTTCGCTACAGCGAATTACTAGCGTTCATCATTGCAGCAATTTAAGGAGAAACAACATGGCTATTACTTACACTTGGACTATTCCAACCCTAGAGCGTCACACATCAGATGGTGGCGTATATATTGCACATTGGCGCTGCACAGGCGTTGATGAAGATGGCAACTCAGCATCTAGCTATGGCACCTGTGGCCTAGAATATGATGCTTCTGCGTCCGACTTCACACCTTATGCAGATATTACTGAGGCTCAAGCTCAAGGCTGGGTCTGGGGTCATGTATCACAAGCTGATACTGAAGCTGCCATAGCGTCAAAAATCGACGCAATGGTAAATCCAACGTCTGCTGACGGAGTTCCGTGGGCAGCATAACCTGAAAGGAGATCAACGTGACTGAAGACAAAAAGGTCATTACGATTGACGATGTGGAATACACCGAAGATCAACTAAGCGACACTGCAAAGATGTGCATAAATCACATCAACTCGCTAGACCAGAAGATCGGCTCTGCGCAGTTTAACTTGGTGCAGCTTCAGATGGGCAGGCAGGGCTTCATGGCCGAGCTGAAAGCTGCCCTTGAGCCTGACGCGGAATAGCCGCGCAGCACAACGAAAACGCTAGGGGCAGCAAAACGCTGCCCTTTTGCGCATCAAATGGTCATGTGTTACACTGCGGCAAGCGCGCAACACCAACGAGGCAACGATGGCTCTGATTAGATTAGACGTACCCGCTGGGGTTTACCGCAACGGCACCGACTTGCAGAGCATGGGCCGCTGGCGCGATGCCAGCTTGATCCGTTGGATCGACGGCACGATGCAGCCGGTCAAGGGTTGGCGTAAGAGATCTGACACGGCAACCGCTGCGATCACGCGCGGCATGACAACGTGGATCGACAACAGCAGCGACCGCTGGATTGCTGCCGGCACATATAACAAGCTTTACGTCTACAACAGCGCGGGCAACCAATTTGACATCACGCCGAGCGGCCTGACCGCTGGCCGCGAAGACGCTATAGCGTTTACTGGATACGGCGGCGGTTTATTCGGCAGCTACGCATACGGCGTTGCGCGGCCAGACACTGTACGCATCCAGCCAGCGACCGCTTGGGCGTTGCAGCCGTGGGGCGAATACTTGCTGGCCAATAACGAAGACGACGGCAAGGTTTACGAATGGCAGCTTAACACCGGCACGATTGCTGCGCAGGTCGCCAACGCGCCAGTTAATAACCGCAGCATTGTTGTCACGGCAGAGCGCTTTTTGATGTGCCTCGGCGCAGGCGGCAATCCACGCCTTGTTCAGTGGTCTGACCGCGAAGACAACACGACTTGGACGCCTGCCGCGACAAACGAGGCTGGCGATCTTGAGTTGCAGACGAGCGGGCAGATTATGGCTGGCGTGAATGTTCGCGGGCAGACGCTTATCCTGACAACGACAGACGCGCATGTGGCCAACTATATTGGCCCGCCATATGTGTACGGCATTGAGCGCGTTGGCGCAGCCTGCGGGCTTGCGGCTAATCTTGCATATGCCAAGGTTGACGCTGGGTGCTTCTGGATGGGCGTGCATGCGTTTTACGCCTACACCGGCGGCGGCGTGCAGGAGATCCAGAGCGACGTGTCTGACTACGTGTTTAACGACATCAACCGCGCGCAAATCAGCAAGGCGTTTGCCATGTCAAATGGCGACTTTGGCGAGATATGGTGGTTCTACCCGTCCAGCTCATCAAACGAAAACAACAGATACGCCGTGTATAATTACGTCGAGAATACGTGGTCTATTGGCGAGCTGGCGCGCACGGCAGGATCTGACTCCGGCACATTCAGGCAGCCGATGATGTTTGATCCGTCAGACAAGAAGATATACGAGCATGAGATCGGGTTCGAGTATGGCGGCCTGACGCCGTTCGCGGAAACTGGCCCGATTATGCTTGGCACTGGCGATAACGTCATTAGCGTGACGGAGATGATCCCAGACGAAAAAACGCAAGGCGATGTCAGCGCTACGTTTAAGACGCGTTTCTATCCAAACGGCACCGAGAGATCATACGGGCCGTTTAGCATGGCCAACCCAACCAGCATGCGCTTCACTGGCCGTCAGGTGCGGATGCGCGTTGACGGGGCAAGGCTTGCCGACTGGCGCGTTGGCATAAACCGACTGGACACTGTTGCGGGTGGACGTAGATGACGCAGCAGTACCGCGCACCAGAGCCGCAGGGCGATGACTGGAAGTCATGGGCGCGGCGCATGATGCTCTATCTTGGTCAGACGCGATCACCGCTTGTGCAGCAGACGGGCGGCGAAAGCGCAGCAGAAGATGGCGTGCTGATGTGGGATCGCACAAACTTGTATCCCGTTGTCAGCAAAAACGGCGAGTGGCGGCAGATCGTGCTGGAAGATGGCCACGCTGATTTCATCCTGACGTCAGACGTCACGCCTGTTGCCGCCAACACGGCGTACAAGCTCACATATGACGCGCCCACAGGCAATGACGGCATCACGCAAGGCACGCCAGCGTCGCGCATCGTGTTCGAGGAGGCGGGCCAATATGTTGTATCGTTCTCGGCGCAAATATCATCAACGTCAGCCAGCACTGTTCACTTCTATTTTTGGCCCAGCGTAAACGGCACAAACGTGGCAGACAGCTGCATGACCACTGCGCTGCACCAGAATAACGCCACGCTGGTCACGTCGCGCACGCAGATATTCACTGTTGCGGCGAATGACTACTTGGAAGTGAATTACATGATCGACAGCACAAGCGGCTTTCTGAATTACACCGCAGCGTCTTCGCCGGTGCCAGCGATACCCGCGTCAACCTTAGCAATTACGAGGCTTCATGGATAAAGAGCTGGAGAGATGCCGTGACTGGATTGAGGCTGCCTTGGAGTATTCCGGCGGCACGCATGACTTCATCGACGTGGCCGAAGGTATATACAAGGGAACGATGCAGCTCTGGCCCACGCCGAGGGGGTGCATAGTGACCGAAATAGTGGTATATCCGAGAAAGAAAGTTTTAAACGTGTTTCTTGGCGGCGGCGAGTTGGATCAGATTTTAGAAATGCATGAAGATGTGATAGCATGGGCAAAAGCGCAAGGATGCTCTGCGTTGACCATGACGGGCCGGTTTGGCTGGAAGAAACCACTGAAGGCGCATGGCTGGGTGCCACTGCACGCCTCATATGTGAAGGAGTTTGAATAATGTCAGGTGGCAAGGGCGGGTCAACAACGTCATCAGTTACGATCCCAGAATACATTGAAGAGGCGGCGCGCCGTAACTTGGCCAAAGCCGAAGGCATTAGCCAGATTGGCTATGTGCCGTATTTCGGGCCAGATGTTGCCGCGTTTACGCCGTTTCAGCAGGCGGGCTTCCAGCAAACCGCTGATGTTGCGTCTGCGTTTGGATTGGGAACGCCAACAGCGCAAGCTGATATTATGGGTGGCATGCCAGAGCCAACGCAATTTGCTGGCGGTGTACGCGGATATAGCGCAGCTCCATTGTACCAGCAGGCCGTTGACGAGCTTGCCGCGCAGCGCCCAGCGCAGGCGCAATACATTGAGAGCTTCTTCATTGATCCCGTGACAGGCCAAGCAGGAACACGCGTGCAGCCCGCTGTGGATTACAGCACTATGGGTACGATGGCAGACATCAGAGCGGCAGATCGTGCAAACGAGTTGGCGATTGCGCAGGCGCAGGCAGCTGCGGGGCCGGAGAGTGTATATAACTTTACGCCATCAACAGAAGTTTTAGTCGGCCCGACAAGTGTTGGAGTTGGCGGTCAGGAAGTGCAATATTATAACCCAGACATTGACTATGGAGATGCATTCACCGCAGAAAGCGGCCAGCAAGTTGGGGTGCTTGACCCCAATCAGGCGGCTTTGGACGCTATGCAAGCGGAGGCTGGGGTTGATCCATCATTTTACACAGAAACTCCTATCTATAGCGCATCTGACTTTCCGCTTGGCTCATCCCTAAGCGGAACAGATTATACATCATATGCGCCTGATGCGGATGAAAGCTCATATGCCACTAATGAATTTGGATCAACCGTTTCTGCTGGATATGATATTGGCCAAGTCGACCCACGACTGGCCGCCGCAGAAGGCTATTCGCCAGTTGGGGTCGCCACCCCAGAAATAGACTACGGAGCATATTTAACGCCAGTGTCACAGCCCACTACGTCAGACCCGCTCTATGACGCTTTGGGCGCGGCAAATCAGGCGGCATATTCGCCGTCACCAAATGCGCAGGCTTCCACGGTGATTACAAACCCCGCCGAAGGGATAACCGACACAAGCGAAGCGTCAATGGGCCAGCAGGTAATGAGCGATATTGAAGGGGGTTTAATTGGCTTGGCGGCGAATACATTGCTTGGTCAGATATTGCTTGATGACTCCTATCAGGTTGGTGGTGTAAATAACCCGATTGAAAACCCGACCGTTGCAGAGATGATTGCCGCAGCGCCGCCAAACATGGTTTATGACGCGTCAACTGGCGCATACCTTGCATCAAGCAATGATAATGACACGCCAATTATATCAACTCCAGCCTCAGACTCAGGTAATTTTTTATCAGGCGGCGGCGCAGATGGTGTTGGGGATTTTGGCGCTGTTGGAGACTTCTTTGGCTCGATTGGAGACGCTTTAGGGATTACCGATTATGCGGGTGAAGCTGAAGAATTAACCGTAACGCCCGCTGCCGCAATAGCTCCCCCCGTGAGGCCCACATCTAGCGACAGCGGTGGCGGTGGTGGCGGTGGCGGTGGATTAGACACCGTGCTTTGCTCTGCATATTACAGCCTCGGATACTTGCCGCGCGAAATCTGGCGCTTAGATCAGCGCTACGGCGTGTGGCTGCACCGTAATGATCCTGAGCTTATGGAAGGCTATCACGCGTGGGCTGCTCCACTGGCTGAGTATATACAGAAGGATACACGCGGGGCCAAAGTCGCTCGCGCAGTTATGTGGCCCATTGTCAAGGCGTGGGCGGCAGAGATGGCGCATAGGCAGCGCCCAGAGAAGCACAAGCCGAATGTGGTCGGCAAAATTATTATGGCGATTGGCGAGCCGTTTAGCCGCGTGTGCGGCATGCTCAAGCCCCGCGCAATACGAGGAGAAGCATAATGGCTGGACAAGGTGCAAAAGGTGGCGGTCAGGTAGCGATGCCAGTAGCAGGCGCAGGGCCGCAGCTCGGTATGATGCCAATCGCCCCGACAGCGCAACCGGCAGCGCAGCCCGCGCCGCCTGCATTGGCCCCGACTGCTGGGTTTAACGTAAACCAAGCAGCGGCTGGCGCATTGCAGCAGGCGATGGGAACCGCGCAAAGCGGCCTCGGCTTCACGCCACGCCAGATCGAGGCAGTTGGGTATACGCCAGCCCAGCAAGCCGTCGCCGGACAGCAAACTGGCTTCGCATACCAGCCATCGCAGGCAGCGGCTCAGCAGCTCGCAACGACTGACATCAGCCAGTATCAGTCGCCGTATCAGCAGGAAGTCATCGACATGACCATGCGCGATAT